TCCGGCGGGGCGTTCTGACGAGTATTATCAGCAATTAGCAAATTCTGAGAAAATCGTCACAAAGTATCAAAAAGGGTTCCCACGCCGCGATTTTGTCAAAACGCGCACAAGAAATGAGGCACTTGATTGCAGGGTTTACGCATATGCTGCACTGTGTATCTTGTCGCTGAATATAAATGCTGTTGCCGATAGGGTCGTTAATGCGCCGGAACCAGAAACACAACCAAAGCCGCAACAGCAAAACCCGCTTGCACGCCGCCCTAAACAGGGTGGCTTTGTCAATAGTTGGCGATAATGGCTAAAAAGTTTGCAGAGATCATTCGGCTTGAAAAGCCACCAATCCGGCGCAAAGGGCGTCACGCGAAAAACAAACGTCCAGTAAAACAATCATTCTTTACGCAGGGGGCGTGCCGTGGCAAATAGATTTGATATAGACCAAGCCCCAGACGGGCAGCAGCCGCAAAAGATCGTTATTGGCGATTATCTGCTTTGGAAACGCACCGATCTTGTGGATGATTATCCGCTTGCCGATTATTCTATGGAATACGTCGCACGCATTACCGGCGGCGGCGTTACTGAAATCAAGGTTGCGGCACAAGAGTTAAACGGCACATATGTCTTTGAGGTTGATAGCGCGACCAGCGCAACATTTGTCGCTGGCTTTTATCACTGGCAACTAGAGGTCACAAAGACCGCAACTGGCGACCGCGTTGTAATTGAGACCGGCACATTTACAGCCGTTGAAGATTTGGACGTCAATGGGGCTGACCCGCGCACGCACGCTGAAATAATGATCGGCAAGATTGAAAGCATCTTGCAAGGCAAGGCTGATGCTGACGTTTCTAGCTATAGCATCAACGGGCGGTCATTGACAAAAATGTCGTTCCAAGATTTGATCGAAGCGCGTGACTTTTACCGCAAAGAATATGTTAAGGAACGCCGCACAGAAGATGCGCGGAACGGCTATCGGTCAAGTCAAACCATCTTGGTGAGGTTTTAACTATGGGCATCTTTGACTTTTTCAAAGCGAAGCCCCAGCCACGCAAGGCGGTTCGGGCGTTTCACGGGGCTGACACTGGCCGACTATTCAGTGATTTTGTATCTAGCAGCCGGTCGGCGGACAGCGAAATTAAGCCATCATTGCGCGTTTTGCGGGATCGTTGCCGCGAAATCAGCCGTAATCATCCATATGCCAAAAGATATTTGCAGATTATGTCGACAAATGTGGTCGGCGCAAACGGCGTGCGGATACAAGTTCGCAAGCGCAATGACGACAATTCACTAGACAGCGTAGGCAATCGCATCATCGAACAAGCGTGGCAACAGTGGGGTCGGGCTGGTTTCTGCACTGTTGATGGCCGCGTATCTTGGGTGCAAGCGCAGCGTCTGTTTATGGAAACGCTGGCACGCGATGGCGAAGTGCTAATCCAAAAGATTAAGAACCCAGCCGGAAACCCGTTTGGCTTTTCGCTGAAGTTTCTTGAAGCCGATTATCTCGATGAGGGGTATGACGCACGATTGGCAAACGGCAATGAAGTGCGGATGGGCGTGGAGTTGGATCGGCGCACCGGCAAGCCGCTAAACTATTATTTGTTTGAAGATCATCCGCATCACGATCAAGGGTATGGCAGCAAGACAAAGCGTCATCACAAGATTGTTCCAGCCAGCGAGATTATTCATTGCTATTTGCAAGACCGCGCTGGGCAGACCCGTGGCGTGCCTTGGATGAGCAACGTTCTGACCCGCCTAAAGATGTTGGACGGGTATGAGGAAGCAACGCTTGTAAATGCGCGGGTTGCTGCGTCAAAGATGGGCTTTTTCACCAGCCCCGAAGGTGATGGCTTTGTTGGTGATGATTACGACAATAACGCGCCGATAATGTCAGCGGAGCCAGCCACGTTTACGCAGTTACCGGCTGGAATGTCATTCACCGCCTTCGACCCGCAAAACCCGACTGACAGCTTTGCGGAGTTTGAAAAGGGTATATTGCGCGGGATCGCGTCCGGTCTTGGCGTTTCATATGTATCGCTAGCAAACAACCTTGAAGGCGTTAGCTATTCGTCAATTCGGCAAGGCACAATCGAAGATCGCGACCATTTTAAGATGGTGCAGCAATTTATGATCGACCAGTTTATTGATCCCGTTTATCGCGCTTGGCTAGAGATGGCTATCACTGTTGGCCGCGTTAATCTGCCGATGGGAAAATATGACCTGTTTGCTGATCAAGTGATTTACCGGCCACGCGGCTTTGCGTGGGTTGACCCAGCCAAAGAGATCAACGCCAGCGTCACCGCACTGAATAACGGCATCGTCAGCTTGCAAGATGTGCATAGCCAATATGGCCGCGATACCGAAGAAATTTTTGAACAAATTAACCGCGAAGCGGAACTTGCTGATCGTTATGGCATTGATACCGCTTTCCAGCCGTTTGGCACAAAAGCACCAGTGCCAGCAATTGTTGAGGAAGGGGCTGAAGATGTCTGAAATTGAACCAATTGAAAATAGCGATGAATTGGTGGATAATGCACCAATGGAAAACGAACAAACACATAATGAAGATCGGCTTGATCGCGGCGAGTTAGTATTTCGCGCACGCGCAGCGGATATGGTCGAAGAAGATGACCGCCGCGTCAGGATGTCGATTTCATCCGAAGAACCTGTCGAGCGTTCTTTCGGTTTAGAGGTTTTGCGTCATAGCGATGGCGCGGTAGATTTGTCAAGATTGGACAGCGGCCACGCGCCATTATTGCTGGATCACGATCTGACAAAGCAGATTGGCGTTATTGAACGTACCTATTTGGATCAAGCTGATCGCAAGTTGCGGTCAGTGGTTCGCTTTGGAAAAAGCGCACTGGCACAAGAGGTTTATCAAGACGTCAAGGACGGTATTCGAAGCAACGTCAGCATCGGATACCAAATCCGCGAAATGGAACAAAAGAATGAACGCGACGGGACGGTCGCTATTAGCTCGTGGGTTCCGTATGAAGCCAGCATTGTATCCGTTCCCGCTGACGCTGGTGTCGGCGTGAACCGCAAAGCTGAATTTGTTGAACCAGTGATTAAACAAAAGGAGACACCTAAAATGTCTGAAGTAAATCACGACGAAATCCGCGAAGCAGCCGCTGAAGCAGCCAAGCGCGATTTCCAAAAGAATGCCAGCGAGATCATCAATCTTGCTGTTAAACACAATCGGCGTGATCTAGCCGACAAAGCTATCGGCGAAGGACAGTCTGTTGCACAATTCCGCGCAACATTGCTGGACGCAATCGGCGAAGGTAAGCCACTTGAGCAGTCAGCCGGTGCGGTTGATATGTCAGCTAAAGAGCAGCGCGACTATTCATTTATCAAAGCTGTTCGCGGCTTGGTGAATGGCTCTGGGTTGCAGGGTCTTGAGCGTGAGGTTTCAGAAGAAATCGCAAAGCGCACTGGACGCGAAGCACGCGGCTTTTATGCACCAGACAGCTTCTGGGGCGGTCGTCGTGACCTGACTGTTGGCACAGCTACAGCCGGTGGTCACTTGGTCGGCACAGATCATCTTGGTGATCAGTTTGTTGACGCTCTGCGGTCACGCTTAGTGTTCAACGAGCTTGGCGCACGCTTTATGACTGGTCTGCGTGGCGATGTGGCTATTCCAAAGCTGGCAACCGGCGTATCTGCTGGTTTCGTGGCTGAGAACGGCGCAACATCTGAAGTCAACGCTGTGTTCTCACAAATTACGATGTCCCCGAAATCGCTTGGGGCGTTTACGGACGTATCGAGATTATTAATGATCCAGTCCGACCCTAGTGTAGAGCAGATTGTTCGTGATGACCTGTTGAACGCGATTGCACAGAAAATTGAAGATGTTGCAATCGAGGGCGGCGGTTCTAACGAGCCAACTGGCATTACTGGCACCGCCGGTATCGGTTCAGTTGCAATCGGCACAAACGGCGGCGCGATTGCTTGGGATGACATTGTTAACTTGGTTAAAGAAGTTGAAGTTGACAATGCCGCTATTAACGGCAACACGCTTGCTTATCTGACCAACCCAAAGGTTAAGTCGCTAATGGCTTCAACTGCAAAGGTTGCGTCAACAGATAGCGTTATGCTGTTAGATGCACCTTGGAACAGCTTGTATGGTTATAATCTTTCAATAACCAACAATGTTCCATCTGATCTGACCAAAGGCACTGGAACCGCACTTTCTGCAATGATCTTTGGTGACTTTAGCCAACTGATGATGGGCTTCTTTAGCACACCAGACGTTTTGGTTGATCCATATACAGCCGGTTCAACTGGCGCAGTACGCATCCGCGTAATGCAAGAGCTGGACATTGCTGTTCGTCACGCACAGTCATTCGCTGCGTGTCTCGACATTGATGCCTAACTAAACTGACGGGGCGGCGCAAGTCGCCCTGTCTTTCCCATAGGGGTCTAGTATGAAAATCAAATGTAAGCGGAATATTCTTATCGGCGGTAAAGCGCACGTTGTTGGCGATATTGTCGAGGTTACTGAAAACGTGGGGCTTGATCTGGTCAATACCGGCAAGGTTGAGGTTTATGAAGAAAAGCAAGGCATCACTGATCGGGCTATTGGCCTAACAAAGAAATCAGCGGCCAGCCTAGTTAAGCGGAACACAAAGAAAAAATGACAATCAAACTTGTTAAAATTACAACGCTCAAAGACTGCCAAGCGGGTTCAGTCGGGATTATGCTTGCCGGTGAAGATCACGATGTTCGTCAAGATGAGGCGAACAAGCTGATTGATCGCGGCTATGCAAAGCTATGGTCGGCCAAAGTGGCTAAAGTGGCTAAAGTGGACGCTGACTAATGGCAGTCGAAACCGCAGATGACCGCGCCATCTTTGTTGGCGTTGATGATTTCGGGGTTGCTGCGACTTACAACGCGACCACGATTAACGGCATCTTTGATAATGATTTCGTTGAGGTTGACGCTGGCGGGGGTGTTGGCTTTGCACTGCAACAGCCGCGATTTGTTTGCCGCACCGCAGACGTTAGCACCGCAGCCGAAGGCGATACTATCACGATCAACGCGGTGGCCTACACGATGCGGATTGTGCAGGACGACGGGACTGGTATGACCACGCTGGTATTGGAGAAACAATAGATGGCGCACGTTCGGCAGCAAAT